GGCGACGGGCACCGACCTTGAGATCGGCGGGAGGGGCGGGCCCCTCAGTAGGCTTGGGTCTAAACGATTCAGGAAGCAATGCAAATACCGAATCAAAAACGCCCATTATTACTAGCTACGTTTTTTACTGGGCGCCGCCACGGGAAGCACCGATGCGAGTCAGGACATACGAGCGCAGCAGACCGATCGTGAAGACGACCAGGGCGAACGACACGATCAGGTTGACCAGGTCACCGATGACCGCGCCAATCTTGAGCTCAGCCGAGCCAACCTTGATACTGAACGCCGTGATGCCCTTGCCCGCCGACGCCGCCGGGGCGAGGAGCGGCACAAGGATGCCGTCATTCAGCGACTTGAAGAATGCAGCCACGACACTTCCGAGATAAAACGCCGCAGTCAGAATGATGATGTCCTTGGTATCCAGCATTTATTGAATCAGCTAGAATGTTTTTGAGGCTACGACATAATGAAGATCCGTAGTGTCGGATTGGATCGGTTGGCTGGAAAAGCCAAGTCCATCCTCGCGTTTGATTGCGAGTTTTGGCATGTTGGTGAACAATTTTTGCCTCGAGAAGTGGGTGGCTACCATCTGACGCGAAGTGGAGATGGGTGGAGTCGTTCTGCGCCATTCTTTGTGGTGCTCCCTCCGCCACCGAATCAGCTGAATCGCGTATCATCGAAATACTCTACGGTCACACCTGTGACATCTCTTGCGTTAGACATCTTGGAGGCGACAGAACATCTTGCTCCAGAGCACCTTGGACAAAGTGATAGTGTATCTGTTTACTTTGCGGACAAGAACGTCAAACCTCATCTGAAACCTGCATCCTGGTTGACGGGGTTTATGAAGTTAGTTTCGCAGTCTGTAGTGGTGATCAAGGGTGAAATGGATTTAAAAGCATTGAAGGCTGCATGTAGTCGGCATCGCATTACCTACCATGAGCCGCTTGGCATTTTCGACATTGCGACTCACAACTCCGAGTTTACGAAGAGGTGCAAAACGGCAAAGCTAGCTGGAACGTATGCATGTATTGCCCATGAGCTGGACTCTGGGCTGAAGAAGGCGTTTCCGGTTGGACAAGCCCATAACCCCGTATTTGATGCGGCGATGACGATTCAGATTGCCGCATGGTTGGCTGAGAAAGATGTGCGTTGAATACAATATGGATGTCACCTTCTGGGGCCCGAGTGCGTGGCAGTTGTTCCACCTGATAGCCGAAGGGTCACCCAAACCTATTCTAACACTGGCATTTATCGGTCGCATTCTCCCATGCAAATACTGCCGTGAGAGCACCTCAAACTTTATATCAGACCTTCCGCTGACGAAGGCTATGAACCCCGGACACTGGTTATATGAGATTCATCGCAAGGTGAACCATAAACTAGTGACTCAAGCCAAAACAGATCCGAAGGTGGTTCTACCCGACCCTGATCCCACCTATGACGATGTTCACAAGAAGTATGCAGAGCTTCTGAAGAAGAAACCTCACGCTGTGCCTGGACGTGACTTCCTATTTTCGATTGCGTATAACTACCCAGACCATCCGGAGTATGATGATATCAACACACAACAGGGATTCTTGCGAACGATGACTCGGACATACCCCTTTCCTGAACTACGCAAAGTCTACGCACACTATCTGGAGACACATCCGATGGTTCTGGAATCGCGAACGTTATATCTCCGATGGATGTATGGCTTGTTAAAAGCGTTGTCGGCAAAAACGAAATCGCCAATCCGCACATTCAGAGGATACACGCACCATGTCGCATACTACAAGAGCGGATGCACAAAACCAACCTACCATGGAAAGACGTGCCGCCGACTGGATAACGGGGGCTTCACGAAATCCCGCGATAATCGACGAACTCGACGGATCGCTGTTGGAGGTCTACTTACGTAAACAGACAGCCGAAGAGGCTACTCTGTGTATGCGAGTGTATATTGTATGTGTGGCGGTCTTGGCGATTCTGGTTATGTGGTCAATGGTTGCTTAGAAAAACGACTTGCGGCTCTTGCGGCGAGTCTTGCGCGCCTTGGGTCCAGCCGACGAAGAGCGCTTATACGTCTTCTTCGCCTCCAGGATAACCTTCTTCAGGCCGTCGCCCTTCTTGTAGGTGCCGCGGTGCTTCATCTCCGACATCGTCTTCTTCACGTGAGTGAGCCAAGGATTCGCCATTTTGTTTTAACCGCGGGAAATGAATCCGGGCTGGCTTGAGCTCGGACACAGATTCCACTGACAACCATACGCATGCACATCATCTAACACCTTAAACCTAGAAAAGGCTTCATCGGGGGCGACCAAGACGATACCTTTTTGCGTGAATGCACGGATCTCCTCCGGCTCACGCGGATGGGCAGCTTGCTGATACGTCAAGCGGCGCAGAGACTCTTCATTCCACGACAGGTTCAGCATTGGCTCGAGCTCTGTTCCTCGAACCTCCGAACCTGAAACAAGAATCAGAGTATTTGCAAGCCCACTTAATGGTTTATCAATAACCGACCCAGACATCAGTTGCTTCCTCACCGTTGTCTTCAGATGATATGCCATTCGGTTCATGGTAAAGTTCTTATTCGTATGGGATACGATGGAGAGGATAAGCGGCGTCTTGTTAGGGAACGCTTCTTGAAGGATTGTTACGCATGCAGACTCGAACGTTCTTGAATGGAGCGCAATATCGGATCCAGCGGGCGGAGGTTTGAGCGCAACAATAGGCTCATCCTGTTGATCAGAATAGACGTGTAGCTCGATCAACCTGTATCCCTTCTTCAAGGCAGCAGACAGATCTTCGAATGTGCTTCCTTGAACAAGATATTCCTTCAGTGTTTTCGATTGATCTTCGAGCGCATCTTGAACAGGTGTGCTTGCCATGACATACCCTGCAGCCACAAGCACACCGATTGCCATCACGGTTTCCATTGTTGATGTGTCGTCTTATTTTTTATCCTTGCGATACGCCAGATCACGGAGGGCATTGACATCCTCATCACTTAATCGCTTATCCATCGGGATATCCAGCAAACATGCGCGGTGGAAATACAGACAATACATTCCACACTCAGATTCCTTGAACTGGTGGCGGGTCTTATTATATGTCAAATGCATCTTCGGTCCGCCATGCGCATCCCACTGATCCTTCCAACGGAACATTAGTCGCTGGATCTCCTTCTCGGGGTAACGCGCATAGGAATCAAAATAGGTCATGCGGGGATACTGCAGTTCAGGACGGATATCCAGAAACGCAGCGATCCAGTGCTGTCCCGGTCCATCGTGGACATCCGTATTGAACACAATACCTACCCGCCGAACACCCTTTTTGTAAAGAGTATCCAGCTTCATCGAGCATAATGTGGATACGATACACTTAGACATCTCAGACTTCAAATCAAAGTCAATCGGAACGCATCCAACAAAATGATAATCCTCGTGCACCTTCGCATATGCTCGCTCTAGCTTGTCGATATCGTCGGATGACAGCCATTCACTCCTGTTTGTGCTCCACGAAGCAGGTGCGCGAGGACGGCTGGTTAACTCGGACACAATGCACGTGGGACCACCAGTCGTGCATTTGCCGTGAAGTCTGCGCCTCAATTCAGCCCAGACCGCATTTGGTCCGTTCTTTGGAATAGGCTTCTCTTTCGAGTGTTTGGTGTTATAGACTGTTCGAAGTCGCTCGATCTCATCCGGATCAAAGAGGAACATATGCCCTTGCTTAAAACGGATACTTTCCTTGTTGGTGGGTTTGTAAAGCAAAATGGACGCACTCAAGGCAATCCTCTCGAAGTATCTTCGCGTGAACAGGGATATCTCTCAGCTGAACTCGCAGGTCTCTGAGCTTCGTGACAATCGCCGCACGGTCGAGCTGGATCTTGCCGCGTTGTATGCTCACACGGAGCTTCCTGACCAGATTCTTCTGCGGGAGTCGGAGATGACATTCAATGTCAAGCGTCCGAACAAGTGGAAGAAGGGGTGGAGTTTGTCCAAGAAGGACCTGGAGTTATACCTCAAGGACATTCTGGGAGAGCGTGGTGGTGATGTGATGCGCGAGATTGTGCGTCGTCACGAGCCTAAGCTGGTGGCCGACGACTTTGGCTTCGAGTTGAAGTCCACTGGGTCTTCGGGCTCATCGGACCCCGCCGAGTGAACGACCACGCGTGGAGCCGGATTCCGGATATACATGACTTCAATCGTGCCGGTATGATTGACCGCTGCTCCTAAACATATGCAACAACATGCACACGTCAGAACGCTAATGGCGACTAGAGCACCTACGAACACGTCACCCATTATGCTTTTTGTTTTACTTGGTCGAAAGCCGGTTCTAGTGACGCTTCGATCTCACGTAGCATGGCATTGATTTCACGTAGGTGTTTGGACGCTTCAAGGGTATTTTCGCGGGGCATGAATCCGTATTGGATTCGAGTCACCGCAACGGATAACTGCCTTTGTCGCTCAACCACTTGAAGTGCCAGTGCGGATAACTGCTTTCGCATCAATCGATATGTGTTGGACGGAGAAAATGTTTAAACCTATAAGTTTACATTCCGTCATCCTCCCGTGACTCGAAATATTCACGCATCTTTGCCTCGACATTGCGGTCGGTTAACTCCCAAACACCATCCTTGTTAACCTCCATAATCGAACGCACATCTCGGACTCCATTGAGGATCTTGTGGCGATCCACATACTTGCGGTTCTGCGCTGATCCATGCCAGAGATGGTAGATTGTGCCAGTTGAGCACGTAAGTTTAGGCAGAGCCATTTGGCAGTAGTCCGTATACGATGGCAAGAGAGACGGGTGAACATATCCTTTCGGAAACTTAATATCCATCCAGGCAGCTGTTGATAATGTATCTCCACTTCCGGTGATTCCGTGCTGATAGAACCCAATCTCTCTGAACCACTTGCGCTGGAATGCCCATGCGAATCCCGGATGGTAGCTGTGATTATAGGGGTTCGTGCGGTTCATATACGCAACAGACAGGCGGGTCTGAACCATCTTTTTATACGTGCTATCCAGCCAGACACAAGAGCTAAACGGCTGAACCACTTCGTAGGTGCCCAACAACCTCGACACCTCTTCATACCATCCAGGCTTTCCGAAGATCACATCCGCATCCATGAAGAGTAATTTGGTGAACCTGTGCGGCACATGCTTCTCGAGAATCGAACACAGCGTTTCCTTGTGGAACAACACGCTGTTGCTATGCACACGGACTGCATCCTTGATCTCGGGCACATGGTTGTCAAACACGAGTTCAATCGTGTAATAGGGTATACTTGCGAGCTTCAATTTTTCGATAGTGTAGAAGTAGTTCATCAACATCTTCTTTGACCGCGCAGGATTGAAGAAGACAAAACAGACTGCCATATCCTTGTGAGCGGGGGTTTCATAGCGACAGGCGGCGACATCCACGATACATGTTTCGAGGGAAGGCGCGGTCTCAGGTGTCCGGATTACGTTATATGCAAAGGACGACTGACGACACTGCCCCATTGTTGTTTGAAAACGAATAAAAGAGCGGAGAGGGCTATGTGCAGTATGTATTCGCCGTATAACCCGGCGAACAGAACATTCACTGAAGATGATATCCACCGCATTCTTCGTCGCCATGGACTTCCTCACTACCGCATCTCTGGACGCAAGGTTTTCCAGACTGCTATGGTCCACACAACCTATGTTCGCCGCACCGAGTATACCACTCCCGACGGCGAACCTGCGACATTGGCACCCTGTCCATCTGGAGTTATGCCACTCCAAGATGAGAGCTACGAATGCCTGGAATTCGAGGGAGATGCGGTCCTTGGCGCATGTATCGCAACCTATCTACGGAAGAAGTATCCTGAGAAAAAGCAGGGGTTCTTGACCGATGCCCGCAAAGAGCTCGTGAATAATGATCGCATTGGCGGATTGTCGAAGAATCTGGGCTTGAACCGCTTCTACGTGATTTCTCGCCACAACGAAGACTCCGTTGCGATTGCGGGACGAACCAATACAAAGAAGTTGGGTGATATATTTGAAGCCTTTCTCGGTGCTTTGTGGACAGACTGTGGCAACCGATTTGCCATAGTCTATGCATTTGTAACCACCGTGATGGAGGCATATCTTGACGTGGATGAGATTGTGGCTTCGACGACCAATTTCAAGGACATCTTTCAGAAACACTGCCAGCGCGAGTTCAAGTGCACGCCGGTGTATGAGATGAGGTCAAATGATCCGAAGAAGAATGAGATTCAGGTAGCGGTGATTGTAGAGGGCAAAGTCTATGGACTTGGAGTCGGGACAACTCGCAAGAAAGCAGAGCAGCAAGCATGCCAAGAAGCCCTCACCGCCGTTGGGTCTTTCGCCGCAGTCGCCGCCGACGTCTAGTGCCTCCTCCAGGCGCAAGAAGCTTTCGACACGCATCCTTCATGTCTTCCAGTCTCCGATCCACCGCGGGAGGCTTCGGAGGTTGAGCTGCCACGGGAGCGGCTGCCACGGGAGCAGGAGGCTTCGGAGGTTGAGCCACCACAGGAGCAGGAGGCTTTGCCGATGATTCGGGATTGTTCACTTGCGGGATGATGCGGCTCACTGCCTGTGCCTCTGCGGGAGGCATAGGTTTTTCCGCTACGATCGGGTGAATGGCCGGTGGGTCTCCGAAGAGGGTCGGAATCATAACCATAAGCTTGTTGGTCAGAAGCTCGGTTGGTTTCTCCGTGATCGACTTGAAGATATCATCTGCGAACGCCTTGGCTTTTTCTTCGGATAAAACTCCAGCTGCGCGGGCTGGTCCCAGCAGTCCGAGTGTGTCCCACGCGGACGCGAGCGTTTCATAGAGTGCTGTGCTCTTTTTGCCCTTCAGTTGTTTAGCCAATGTATCGAGCAGTGCGAATTGTATCGTGTGCTGACTCAACCTCTTCCAATCCTCCTGTTGATCCGCAGGCCATCTGAGATACGTCATCACCCAGTTCTTGAACGATTTCGAACCTACGGTTCCGCGACCCCAGTCAAAGATCACGAGCTGGTCACCAATCCATCCAAGATTGTTGAAATGCGAATCGCTATGGGTTACGCCCTCTGCATTAATCCTTACCATCGCAAGCATCAGCCCCTTCAAGGATGTCTTGATCAGTGCATCCGGTTTGGACTTGGCAAGTATGCTTCGAAGCAACGTGTCGCCCTGCTTGGGAGTGACCAAATTGATTAATCCCTTCTGAGCGCCTTGAAGTTCGGGGACGCTACATCTTTCCCGCTTGTCTTCTGGCTTGAACTTGGGAGCACATGCACTGTCAGCCAAATTGAAGAAGTTTGAGAGACCTACACCCTTTATGGCGTTTGCATCCAATGCCTTCACTACAGCCTTCTGGACGGTAACTTCGTATTTATTCGGAACAATACGGGAGACAAATTCCGTTCCACGATCTGCAGCGCGTATAGCGGTGCCCTTTGTGCTACATGCCACATGAGGGATATAAACGCACGTGTCTGCTCCTTGTGTTTTATACTCACCGCCTCTACTCATTGTTCAGAAGCGACAAGAATATATCCTCGCAAAAGATAAACACAATGGGCGGTGGTCTTCTTCAGCTCGTTGCATATGGTGCTCAGGATGCCTACATCACTGGAAATCCCCACATCACTTTCTGGAAGGTGCTCTACAAGCGTCATACCAATTTTGCCATGGAGGCGATGCGTGTCAACTTCACTGGCGCACCGGCATATGGACAGCGCTCGGTGGTCGTCGTGAACCGGAATGCTGACCTGATGTTCCGCACCTACCTCGAGGTGACGCTGCCCGACACACGTGCTGCTTCCAACGGATCTGCGACGTCTGTCAACACCCCCAACGGTCGTGATGTCCTCTGGACGGCTGGCGGTCGCCGGCGTCTTGGTTACCTGCTTATCCAGCAGGTGGAGATTGAGATTGGTGGACAGGTGATGGATCGCCACTATGGCGAGTGGATGTATCTGTGGGAGTCTCTGACCTCGAACTTCGATCAGTCTGTTCGTCTTGATCAGATGATTGGCAGCTCTGCTGAGCTCGCTGCTAGCACACCCGCATCGTGCAAGGGACGCCCGATCGTGATGTATGTTCCCCTGTCTTTTTGGTTCTGCCGCAACCCGGGTCTGGCGCTTCCGCTCATCGCTCTCCAGTATCACGAGGTTCGCCTGAATTTCATCTTCCGCCAGGCTACGGATCTGGTGTCTTCGCAGTACGATAGCACCCCGGCAAACGTGTGGCCTGGTGGCATCCCGCAGGCTGCGCAGTTCCTGCCCAAGCTCAAGGATGCGGCGGTCTATGTGGATTACATCTACCTGGATACGGATGAGCGCCGCCGCTTTGCCCAGCAGTCTCACGAGTATCTGATTGACCAGCTTCAGTTTGGTCTTCAGCAGTCCGTCACATCGCAGACGGTGCGCCTGGATCTGACGCTCAACCACCCGGTCAAGGAGCTCGTGTGGGTCTACCAGGATGCTCGCAAGCTCGACTGCTCGCTCCCTGCAACCAGTACAGGTGCTCCCCTCACCTACACGCAGCCGTTTAGCTATGACGACATCGCCAACCGCTGCCGCCTGCAGCTCAACGGACAGGACCGCTTCGATGAACGCTACGGTGACTACTTCTGGAAGGTCCAGCCCTACCAGCACCACTCGGGAGGTGGTTTCAATCAGATCACGGGTTCGCAGGTACTGGCAGATGGGACTCCGGAGAACACGGCGTTAGTCAGCGTTAACCCGATCAACGTCTACTCGTTCTCCCTCGCGCCCGAGGAGCACCAGCCGTCTGGATCGTGTAACTTCTCGCGCATCGATACGGCGACCCTGGTGTTTGACTCGATCACGACGGGCACAGTTGGTGTAAATAGTCAGACCCTTGCCGACGGACTCTTCCCCTCGAAGAACTTCCCCTACCTGTTCCGCATGTATGCCGTGAACTACAACATCTTCCGCGTCATGAGCGGCATGGGCGGACTCGCGTATTCTAACTAAACAATGCTTCACGTGTTTATCTCCGGTCCAATTCGACCTTCAATGAATGATGTGCTGTTATGTGTTCGGACCCTCAAAGCTCAGCTTCCACCCTGTAAGATCTGGTTTAGCACATGGGAAACAAGCGAGTCACTTGACACTCTCCGTGCTGAAGTCGATGAGTTGATTGTAAATCGAGAGCCAATCTTTAGATCTAAGGCAAAAACATTCGAAGGGCGTGCGTTTCCGAACTCCCAGAATGGAATGACCGCTAGGACCTTTAAGATGTTCGTCGGAGTAGAGAACATCTTCAAGGTTGCTCAGTGCGCGCCCAACGATATTGTTATACGATTTCGGTCAGATTTATTGGCAAAGTTCAATCCGGGATATTTGCAGCAGTTGATCGAAGGTGGCAAACATGGATATGTCACGCGAAGGAGGAAAACATCTATTGTTGGCTTCGATGATTGGTTCGGTATTGCCACGTATACCAATATGATGAATGTATGGTGTCATCGTGGTGGGTTTGAAGAGAACATGAACGCATCCTATAATGCAGAAGATATGGTCAAACGCAGAGCTGAAAAACATGGACTGCAAATTCTTCAAATTGATGAGAGTAAGATTGACTTCGCGTTGTGTAGAGCAAATAACCGCAGGGAACGGCTTGATTAAACCCGTGTGTTCGGCACACATCCCTTTGGACCAAGAGTTTGCTGTAACATAATCGGCGCAGGTTGTCCGCGTCCTGGGCACTTTTCATGTTCATGACCAAGAATGTGACCCATCTCATGCGAAACCATATATTGACGATATCTGTCTAAAGGTAGCTTGCTCGCAGCAGCTCCGTGCAGCCATCGGTTCGAATTCAGATAGATATTGTGACCATTCATGGTTGCGCATGATAAATTCGCAGGAAGTCCACATATCTTCACAACATCCTTCGGCGCTACAAGGCGAACCAGAACATCTGGTTTCTGTTGGGTAAAGACGAACTTATAGCCATGGGCTTCCCATCCTTCGGGATCTGCTAAATAAATTTGAATTAACTCTGCGAACTCCTCTTGTGGATACCGGATACCGGGATCGACGAGAGTTGTATACCGAATCACCTTAGGCATTCACCTTGCTTCTAGGAAACGAAAAGTATGTCAGGCAGGTAAGGAAGAGCACCATGCCGTTGACGAAGTGCTCCCATTGCAAAAAGCGGACGCACTTGATCTTTATGTGCCAGTGCCCCGCTATGTTTTGTGTAAAGTGTCGCACTCCTGAAGTGCATGAATGCAAACACTATGTTGTGGAGAAGATTGTGTTGGAGAAGGTAGTCGCAGATAAGCTCACTCGGGTGTGAGGTTGAGATTATCCGCAAAGTCATCCATGAACACCGCAACCTCGCTGCGCGTCATGTTATCCACCTGCATGACTGACATCACAATGCCATTGTTACGCAGAATAACCTCGATCTCAAGCCCAGTCGGACCATTTTTCCGCTCCAGATCTGTGAAGACAACACGCCAGCGGCGCTCGTTGTTGGGTGTGTTCTCAACCTGGAGATGGCGTCCATCAAATCCAGGGTGAAGAGCGATGGTGTCGATGATTGCGTTGTCGAAGTTCATTTTGTCCGGGATGCTGCTGTTCGGCGTGGCGTGCATAGATCCGTTTTTGAAAATGGATTTTAGTCCCACTGGGTAAGTAGGAGTAACCATGGACGCCCGCGATATCGTTATTCCTCTTACGACCGTCAACGAGATCATCGCGGCAGTTGTGCCGTATGATATGGCGTCCTATATCTATGCCGTGATGCATAGGGCATCAAACGGCGAAGAGATGACACTTGGAAAAATGTTTGATACTCTAGCGCTTCACACGCGCGGCGACATCCAACATGGTCCTATCTTTGATCGAATTGTGGGTCATATTGCGGGTCTTCGTATTGCGGATTACTCTGACCTTGTATCCCTTACGAAGGAGACACTGCCTCATTCGTAGTCGCGAAACGCAATGCCAACTGGGAATCGAGGAATGCCATCGCCTGTCAATTCCTGAAACCGCACAGTCAGCATTTTTCCAACATAGGTCTGCCCATTCTTGAAGAACTCTGCGCGCTCTGCGTGAGTTCCGCGGGGACGAACATTGAATGTGCGCCCTTCTTTTGTTTTGCAGATCCAGATGACGAGTCCCTTGTCTAACCCTTCTCCCTCTGTGAACCCGGTAACCTCGAACTCATCGTCCTTAAACTCCTTATACTTCTGGAGATCCGCAGACCGGGCTGCCAGCTGGTATAACCCCGCCTTGTTGCGGATGATCAAACCCTCTGCGCCCTCCGCCACATACTTGTCGTGGAACTTCTTGAGATCCTCCTTAGTCAGTGCCTCCTCTGTGGGCAGAAGCTTAACGATGTCATCGTGGCGTGTCGAGAAGAACTGCCGCAGAGTTGCCAGCCGTCCCTCAAAGGGCTGGCTGTTCACGCAGTCATAGATCCAGTATTTCACCTGAACTAGAAGTTTCTTCTCGGCTTCGTTGTGCTTGGTCTTACGAACAAGTCCAACGAACTGCTGGAAGGTCAGCGTGTCCGAGTATAGCTCGCCATCCAGAACAAGCTTACATCCCGCCAGAGCCCCCGTAATGTGGTCAAGAGCCGTGAACTCCTTCCCCATGCGGCTCGTCAGCACGCCATTGTTGTAGATACAGCGCACACCATCCAGCTTGGCTTGGACAAAGCAGGGGAACACGATATCCTTGCCGCGCTTGCCGTGTTCGTGAGCCAACATGGGCAGAATCTTGCCATGCTGCTCCATTTCCTGCTTGCCCATCTGCGGAACAAC